CAAGTGCTGGCTGCAATGTTGCGCCACGATTGCCCCAAATAGAGCAATCCAGCCACACAGTGCTTTTATTCTCGCCATAACCCACATTAGAAGCCAAAGAAAAACCAGTGACTTGATCGCCGTTTTTGGTTTCTCTTGTTTCGGCATCGCGGCCTAATCGACCGACAAAGGTGCAAACATTCATTTTCTCAATTCTTCCTTCCGTTTACGCATTGTTTCAAGTTGATCGTCTGACAGACGATTTTGGTATTTTGTGAACATAATGCTCACATCTCGCACACTGGTGCAAAGATCAAATTCTTTTTGGAAATCATCATTAGATAAGGCGGGGACAGCCGCCGGAGTGGATGCAACGACTGTCCCCTTTTGGCGAGGCTGCGAACGGGAGGGAAACGCGCCACCACCGCTTGCTAAGTTACCATCATCATCGTTTGCGTTCAATCCGAACATTGTCAACAAACTTGCCCTGCGGAAATATGTCACGCAGCTAATAAATGACTGCGGCGTGTCTTTTTCCGGCGCAATCTGCAAAAAGCTACTGATCTTTTCGCCAGTTTCCAGATGCACCACAGTCGTAACAAGTGCGCCATCTTGGAAATACTGTGCAAATGACAATCCATATTCGGGCAGCACATCCAGCGCAGTCAGCACATCGCCCAGAGTTGAATATTCTGATTTAAACATAGGGTTCTTGCCAGATTTGCCAACTGATGCGGCCTTTCTGACATCGGCCAACGCCGCGTGCAGTTTTAGATTTTCCATAATTCTTTAGCCCTTTCCAGCCACTCATCTTTCATTTTCCATTGATACATATGACCCCAATCGGGATCGGTGATTGATGCCAGCACTTTTGGATCGGTGCTAACCTTTAATAGATTTTGCCGGATCAATGCTTTTTGCCGCATTTCGTTCAGCGCGTTGTTGATACTGTCGGCGTGCAATTCTGGGCAGTTGTATGCGTTAAAGATTACCGCGTCGTGTTCTGCAATATAGATAATCGACGGCGTAACGCGCAGCGCGTGCCAATAAATAGCGGCTTGGCATATATGCGCGAACTCCGGCTTTTTAGGCAGCGTGGCCTTTGCCCAGCCTTGCGACCCGTCTTTCAACAGCTTTGTTTTGCGCGGTGCTTTGGTTTTCATTTCCGCAAACATCGACCCTTCAACAAGCAAATCAACAAAGCCAAGGATCGGCACATTCACATCATCTAACCAACATTCAATGCGTTCTTCATCAATCGCGCCAGTGAAACCGTTTTCTACACAAATATTCACGCCTTGATGCACCATTGCCGGAATAACTTCACGAAATTTCACGCGCAAAACGTCATCTTCATCGGCTGGGTGAAAGTCAAACGCGATCTGTGCGGTTTCAATGGCTTCATCAATATCTGCGCCGTGGCACACTATAGACTGCACTGCGGTATGAACTGACGTGCCAATTGCAGCACGTTCACCGACACCGACATCGCGGCGTTCGTCTGATGTTAAGTGCAGATAGTCAAATATCCACTTTGCCGGTGAGCGTAGAAGCTGACTGGCCGATAAATGGCTAAACCCTGCGGTTTTCCAAAGATCACTGATTTCCCGTTTTTTCATAGCAACACGTTAGCCCAGATCGTTCCCAAAATGCAACAGGTATTTTTTCACTTTACAGATACGGTCATTTTGGGCAAGGATAGGCGCAAATGAAAGGGGCTTGCAATGAGTGGAAGCAAATCTAGAAACAAAGGCCGTTCCTACGAATACGAAATTGCAAACGAGTTGTTCCAACAGCTTGGCATCAATTTTGTGCGGGAATTGCAGCAAACGCGGCAAGCACATCTTGGCGATTTGGTGACGACTGATTGCGACTTTCCTTTTGTGATTGAGTGCAAAAGATATAAATCGGGCGTATCACCGGCTTGGTGGGATCAAGTTTGCACTGCGGCTGCGATTGCTGATAAACTGCCGGTTTTGTTTTACCGGTTAGATCATCAAAAGACGCGGGTGCGGATGCCGGTGCAAGCATTGACCTATCTGGCAGACTATGAGCCAGCCGGTGATATTGCTGAACAGCACGATTGGAAAATGGCTTGTGAAATGGATATGGACACAGCTTGCTATGTTATAAGGGAGGTTCTTGCCAGTGTCAGATAATGATGATAGCCGACATAGAACGGTCAGTGAGCGCGAATATACGATGATTTCCAACGAAACGTGGATTGATGTGAAGGATTTGACCGTCAACATCACCAAAGGCGTTAGCGGCATCAAGGTCTGGGTTTATCCGCGTGAAATGATTGACAACGCCGAACCATTGGCGATTTGCGAGGCCGATTATATCGCCACCACCAAAAAGCGGTCTAACATTATTCCGTTTATGCCGAAGGGGTGGCGCAGTGATCCAAAAAGGTGATGGCTATTTTGAAAAGATGTATAAGCAAGGCAGATGCCCTAAATGTCGTGGGTATTTGCAGCCAGATGGCGATGTTTATGTTTGCGAAATATGCAAGATGACCCATAAAGGAGTGGAAATTGGAAACCGAACACAATCTCAAGATGGAACTGATAACGATCAGTGAAATCGGCACAGCGTGGAAATGTGACCCGATTAAGTTGCCGCAATATTGTCAATTAGATTTTGCGCTAACACGGCAAGGCAAGATCGAAGCGTTTGCCGAAGTCAAGTGCCGCACGTTCAATCGTGATCGTTACAAAACGTCACTGATCCATTTGCATAAAATGATGTATGCCAGACAAGTGGCTTTCGAGACCGGCATACCGACCTTTTTAATAGTGCGCTGGACTGACTGGATAGGGGCTTGCAGCTTTAAAGTCGATTTTGCGACAACGATAGGCGGCAGACGGGATCGCGGCATTGAGCGCGATTATGGGCTAATGGCCGAAGTGCCAATTGATGAATTTCATATGATAAAGGAAATAATACTTTGAACCGTTCAAAAGCATTGCAGACTGTGCAAGATATTATGACCCAACGCGGGTCAAACTATGGCGATTTACGCAAAAACTGGTGTGAAGGCGCAAAGCGAATGTCGCGCGTGTTTAAAAAAGAAGTTACGCCGGAGCAATATGGCGTTGCGATGATTGGCGTCAAAATGGCGCGGTTACAGTCAAACGATTGTCGGCATCTTGATAGCTTGCTGGACATTATAGGCTATGCGGCGTTGACCATAGAAATATTGGGGGAAAACGATGAGCATTAAAGCAGTATCTTGGGCGTTAGAACAATCGCTGGGCGATAGTACCGCCAAGCTGGTGCTGATTGGCATCTGTGACCGTTATAATGACGATTATAATGTGGCGTGGCCTTCAATGAAATGGTTATCTATTGCGGCTGATTGCAGCGAAAGAACTGTGATCCGCAAAGTGCAAAAGCTTGAAGAAATGGGGCTGTTGTCGATAGAAAAGCGACCAAACAAGACCAATAGATACCAAGTAATACCATTGCAGACCAACCATAGTGACAATCTGTCACCTAGTGACACAGCTATGTCACCCCATAGTGACACCCATATGTCACCCGAACAATATAGAACAATAAATAAAATAAAGGGGAAAACCAAAGTTGTGGATTGGGAACCTGATGAAGCTGATCGCCAATTTGCTCAAAGCAAGGGGTTGGATGCAGCCGAAGTGCTAGAGGCAATAAGGTTGTGGGACAAGCAAAACGGCAATAAAGCCGCTTATATTGACCTCACAGCCTTTTGGCAGAACTGGTGCATAAGAGATGCCAAAAAGAAGCCAAAGCGCGTCACGGGCTATTCTAAGCCCTTTAACGGGCAATCTAGTGAGTGGACACCGCCACAGCGCAAGATGATCACGCTGGATCAATGGCAAACGCTTAGTGACGGGATGCGAACCTTTTACAAGCAAAACCGTCCAGACGTGATTGCCGAATTAAAAAAAGTTGGTGCTGATGTGTAAAAAGGTGTAGACAGGTGTTAATAAACCTGATACGACTTTTAATTATCACAGCAAAACGGGAGTTTGCAAAATGACTACATTTTATTTTGATGATGCGGAAGCAATGTATGGCGACAGCGGTGATCGGATTTCTGATTATCTGCTTTTTGAGCGTTTTCAAATGCCAGTGGCTATAACATCGGTTGAAGAACTCAAAGAAAAGGTCTTGCCGGTTTTTGTGCGTGCCATTCACAAAGGCATTTATCCATTCGGCGGCAAGCGGTTTGATGCTGATGCTTTGATTGCGCGGCTAGAAATTGAGGCTGATGATGATCAGATTTTTGTCAGCGGTCTTGGCTGTTGGTTGTGCTTTTATAGCGATGTTAAGTTTTTGACGCGCGATAATTACAAGCATTGCCGCAAGCCGGTTGAACAACTTCTAAGGGCGGCGGCATAATGCCCCGCCCAGCAAACGGGAGATTGCAAAATGATTAACTTTAAAAAAGGTAAAGCCGGTCTATATATCGTAACCGGTCACAACCGCCCCAAGCGCATCCTGATAGAAAAGGATCATCAAGGTTTGTGGTATTACAACGATGGCTTTGCAGAAACGCCGTTTTTGTTCACAAGCACGCTTTATGAAGCAAAATTAAAAATTCAACAAATGTGCAAGGCTGACAAATGCGCGGGTTGATCGTTATAGCAGTGTTGGTGGCCGGTTGTTCTTATACGCCGGTCGCTGATCTGCGGGTCAGCGGTGATAAAGCGCAGCTTTACCAGCGTGACGTTGTTGAATGCCGCCAGCTTGTTATTGAGGCAACGCCTTATTTGCAGATCGGCGGGTCAAAGATCAAAATGTTAAATGATTGTCTGCGTGGGCGTGGGCATAGCGTGTTGGGGGCTTGATATGGTTAGGGATACTATTGGAATGCTATTTGTGACCGCACTGGTCATCACGTTTGGCACTAACGCAATCACGCAGGATTACAATATCTGGGCGTTGATGGTGCGGTTTGGGGGGTAATTATGAAGATCAGTAAAATGAAACGCGGTTATATTATCCGCTTGTCTGATGTGGAATTTGAACTTCTAAGAAATATTGAGATGGAAGGTCACACAGCCTATCAAGAAATGCACGATGAAAATTGCACAGGATTGGGTGCGCCAGAAAAGCGCATTTTGACTGAAGTTATGGAAATGAAGCGTGACTGGATGGTTGTAACAGATGACCGAAGAAGAAATTGAATGCCCTGAGTGTCAGGGCGATGGCTGGCTTGTTTATTGGGTGGGCAAGCGCGGAGCCAATGACCCTTGTGGCAGCGAAGTGCAAGATGATTGCGATGTGTGTCACGGGTCGGGAGTAGTAGAAAACCCAAATCCACAATAGTCATATGGGAGTTTGACAAATGGAAAAGAAATATCTGATCAATGTAGAATGTTCAATCAATGCACTTGCTGAACTGATCGCGTTAGGATTGGAAAAGCATTGCACCATTACAAAGCTGGAAGTTGTTGATCAACCGTTAAGAGTTGACGCGCACAAAATAGAATTTAAGCATCCGGCAAGAGTTAGCCCGCCGGTTGCAAAACCCGCACCAACACAGCAAACAATCGATGCTGGCAGAAAGATTACCGGCTGGGATGTTTACGAAATACTGCGTGAAAACTTTCATCCGCAAAAGACGTTCACCACAAAAGCCGTTTCTGATCTGGCTTTGGTCAATGGCTTCGATCAAGCAAAAGGGTCGATATCTGGTCACATTAGCCGGATGAAAAGCGTCAAACTGATTGAGCGTTGCGGTGGCAATACCGGCACAGGTTACATTTACCGGCTCAATGCGTTGCGTAACAAAAAAGATTTCAACAAAGCAATGTCTAGCTATAACAACAAAGCCAAGGCTAGAGAGCAAAAGAGATCAGCGGCCAAGAATGGGTGGTTCAATCTGGCTGAGTTTCAGCGGCAATACAACGCCAATTAAACATCAACAGCAAGGGGAAGCAAAGGGCGGCATTGACCGCCTTTTGTTTTGCGGATAATGTCACGCAATGGAATATGTGCTATTCTTTGAGAATGAAGTCGATTGCGGTATCTGCGGCAAGGCCACCTATGCGTCAGTCGAGGCCAACAGTGGCACGATCAATTGCACTGAATGCGATGGCATTATCTTTGACGCACGCGATTGCCACGGTACGGTCGTCATATTGGAATTAGATAGCGAGACACAGCACTAATGCAGATCAACGTCAAGAGCAATATCAGCGCGTTTGCAAAGGCTATGGATGCGTTTGGACGCGATCATATACCGGCAGCTACAGCTAATGCCTTAACAACTACAGCGTTTAATGTACGTAAGCAGATCGTTGACGATACCTATCCAAGCAGCTTTACAGTACGCAATAAGCGGTTTGCAAGCGCGATGTTCCGCGTTGAGCCAGCCAGCAAGCGCAACCTAACTGCGCGTGTATATGACAAGCTTGGGCGTGACTATATGACGACACAAGCCGAAGGCGGGTTTAAACGACCACGCGGCAGCAACATTGCAATCCCGTCAAGGCAAATCAAACGCACTGCAACGGGCAAGGTGCCAAAGGGCAAGCAACCGCGTAACGTGCTGGGTGGCAAGGCATACAAGACCAAGCTTGATAGCGGGCAAGAAGTTATCGCAGAACAGACAGGGCGCGGGGCAGCGCGTAAACAGCGCGTGCTGTACCTGTTGGAGAAGATCGCCCGCATTCCAAAGCGGTTTCCGTTCTATGAAGATGCAAACAAAAAGGCGCAGCGGGTATTCGACCGCAATTTCGCAAAAAGTTTCGCGTTTGCCAAGCAGACAGCGCGGCGCAAAGCAAAAGGTACTTTCGGCAAGTGACTATCGGGGGTAACGCAACAC